GATTGAGAAGAAGTTCTTCGGTGCCTACGATGTTGAAGAAGCAACGCGAAGCGTTATGCCCTCCGCGGCTACGCCGAGCGCGAAATGGGTTGTCAAGCATGTCCCGGTCCACCTCCGCCCCTCCTACATCTCGTCGAGACTCGACGGGAAGTTCCGCGTGTACTACGCATCCGACTACAGCTCATTCGAATCGCTGTTTAGTCCGGATTTTATGCGCGCGTGCGAACTGCAGTTCTACGCATATATGTGGCAGGGCTTGCCGGGTGGAAATGACATTACGGACCTCGTTATCCGCGCTCTATCGCAAACTCAAGTATGCGCTGGGCGTGGTTGCCGTGTGCGTGTACCTGGCTGTCGAATGTCTGGTGAGATGTGCACGAGCCTTGGGAATTCGTTCACTAATTTGGCACTTATGGCTTTTGTATGTCACGAGCACGGTGTTAAATGGGACGGAGTGGTCGAGGGTGACGATGGCCTTTTCGGGGTTGAAGATGATGTTGTCTCGGCTGCCGATTTTGAAAAATTGGGTTTCCGGATCAAATTGGAGCGTAAAACTGATGTCGCCACTGCTGGCTTCTGTAGCTTCTTTTTTGACCGTGACGTTCGTGAAAACGTCGTGGATCCTGGCGAACTACTAGCCAAGTTCGGATGGATCCACAGCCCATTGAAAAATGCAGGACCGGCGATCATGAAATCACTGCTTCGAGGGAAGGCTTTCTCACTCAAAGCAGAATTGGGGGCAGCCCCGATCGCTGGGGCTCTCGTCCGTTACGTCGATAGGACGGTAGGAGAGGGCAAAATACTGTTTGAAGGGAAGGGAGGAAGAATGGATTATTGGGAGCAGAGTAAGACGAGGAACGTCGGTGGCTTGAGACCTGTCGCAATGGCTACGCGTCTAGTGGTTGAACACCTCTGGAAAGTGAGCGTTGCTGATCAGTTCGCAATAGAGGAGTATTTGGACTCGCTAACCGAGCTAGTACCGCTGAAAAATCCCGTGATCGATCGGCTGATGAAGCCCCAGTGGGTGCACTACTGGGACCGTTACGTCGCCGATTTTAGGACAGATGTAGAGGATCTGTTTTAA